TAAGACTTATAACTTTAATATCGATCGGTCTGCTGATTATACCGTAGATGAACAAGGTCGTCGTGTTTACGATACCTTAGACCCTCAGATGCAAAGTCTGTACGATGCTGAAGCTCAGTTTGATCGTATGAGCACCTTGTTAGACTCTGGCGTCATGACTGTTTTAGATGAATCAGGCAATATTCTAAGCAGAGACGAGCAACTAGATCGTGACATTAATGTTGCTGAGACACAGTTTGAAGCTCTGGACGCAATATATGACAACCCTAGGTACGCTGACAAATTAGCATCGTTATATCAAATTGACCCTGAGACAGGAGAACCCGTTCTTGATGAAAACGGTAAACCAGTTCCTAGGGGTGATCTTCAGATTTACATGCGTGAAACCGGAGATATTCTTGTCCGTGATCCTGATATGTTTGACAGAATTATGGGTGAAGATGTTGGCCCCGGAATTGCTAATTATATTGCAGGTCAATTAGGTGGTACTTTTTTAGCCACAGCCGCCTTTGACATTTTTGGTGCTCCTGTTAATGCATACTCTGCTAATATTCTTTACCAAGGTGGCCGTGCGGCGGCATCAGGCTCGCTCTTTGGATCACCGTTAATCTCAGCCACTGCTTGGGAAAACCCGCTAACTGGTGAGAACGTCACTGAGCAACGGCTAAACATTGCAGGCGAAACTGTAGATCGTCGGTTTACTACAGAAACAGAATTTAGAGAAAGACAAGCCGCTGAACAGGCACTGAAAGACCAGTATGACTCTGGCGAGTCTGTGGGCGATGCTACTGCACTTGTTGAGAGCCGCACTGGAACACGGAAACCTTCTTGGCGAGATTACGTCAATACAGACTTTAGTCTTGAGCAAGCAGTATTTAGCTCTGTTTTAGACAGTCAGAATTTTGCTTCACTGCCTGAGAGTATTCGTGACGGTGTTGTCTTAACTAAGAACCTTGCAGAGGGACAAGACCCGCTAACAGCCTTGATTGGTGTCTATGGTGATGACGTTGCTGAGCAACTCAATCTTGAAGGCTTAGCCAACGATGCAATTGATGCTAGTTTCTCCCCTGAGACTGCTAAGTTTATCAAAGAAAACCACGATGTACTTAAGTTAGGTGCTGATATTGTTGTCCGTGGTAAAGACCCGTCAGCCGCTATTGTAGACCGCTTCGGTGGTAAGATACTTGATTATCTCAACGCAGATACACCTAACCTAAGAGCCGCTGGTCAGGCAGGACTTAACTTTGGTGTTGCTTTAGACCAAGGTGTACCTCTTGATCAGGCTTTGCCACGTGCTGTTGTCGATTATTTTGAGCAAGGCGGTACGGTTAATCTTGCAACAGAGGGCGGCAATTTCCTAAGAGGTGTGTTCCCTGAAATTAATATTGATATCCCAGATATAAATTTACCAGACTTAGATATTAACTGGAAACAAACGTGGGACAATATTAACGCTAAGTTACCTGATGCTGACTTTAGATTTGCTAATGAATTGATTCCTGACTTTGGAATTGATGGTTTGTTTGACCAAGGTTTCACACTTGAAGACTTTAACTGGGAAGCTATCGATGTCTCTGGTTTGAATCTTGGAGACTTCACAGCTCAGGGCTATAACTTAACAGATCTTGAATCAGTTGGTATTGACTTGCCAGATCTTAACATTGACATTCCTGAAATTGAATTTGAATTACAACTTGCACAGCTCCAAGAAAGAATACCCGGTGAAAGGGTGACTACCTCCGGTGAAGTTATCCAGTCATTAGAGCCTGATTTAGACTTCTTAGAAGAAGATGGTTTAACATTCTCTCGCCGTTTATTACAGCGAACTGTTTAATTTTATTGAAAAACATGGTATAATATAGTTATGACCTATTTAAATTTAGTAAACGCAGTTCTGCGAAAACTCCGTGAAGAAGAAGTAACCACTGTTGATGAGACAGATTACTCTAAACTGATCGGTGACTTTGTCAATGATTCCAAGCGTCTTGTAGAGGACACATGGGACTGGACAGGCCTGCGTCATACATATTCAATTACTACGACTGTAGGCGATGGTCTTTATTCATTAACAGACTTTGGTGTACGCTCCAAGATATTATATGTACACAATGAAACCCGTAATAGTAAGGTTCTTCTTGAATCACTACAACGTATTCGTCAGCTTAATCTAGATAGTAACTCAGCAACTGGACCAGTCGCTTACTTTGCTATTGATGGTCTTGATAGCAATGGTGATGCTCAGATTCGTCTATATCGTACACCGAATGCTGTAGAAACCTTTAGCATCTATACGGTCAAAAGAACTGGTGATTTAACTGAAGATTCCAGTGAGGTTCTTATTCCTTCATCTCCTATTATACAATGGGCTTACTCCTATGCACTACGTGAGCGTGGTGAGACAGGCGGTCAGTCAGCTTCAGAACAGGCTGTATTTGCTCAACAGGAACTATCTAACGCCGTAGCATTTGATGCAGGTTTAAGCCCTGATGAGACAGTCTGGACAACAGTGTAATGGCTAAAGAACTACAAAGTATTGCAATTCAGGCTCCGGGGTTCTACGGTTTAAACACTCAAGACTCTCCAACCTCATTGCCTGAACAGTTTGCACTGATTGCTGAAAACTGTGTGATTGACCAGTTTGGCCGTATCGGTGCTCGCAAGGGCTGGGCATACGAAACAACCTCTGGCGGAGACTCTCTTGTCTCTATCGCAGAGTTTGTTAAGTCTGATGGAACCACTGAGATTATCTCAAGCAGTGACACAGCAATCTACAAAGGGACTACAACGCTCACAGATATTACCCCAGCATCACATACGGTGTCTGATGGTTTATACGATCACGCTACTTTAAACGGAGTACATTACATGTTCCGTGAGGGGTCTGATCCTATTTACTACGATGGGACAACATGTGATGAAGTATCTGCGCACTCAGACTATTCTGGTACAGTGCCTAGTGGCGATATCGTGCAGTCTGGCTTTGGCCGACTCTGGGTTGCCAAAACGTCTTCCGATAACACCACAGTCTACTGGAGCGATTTACTCACAGGATTTAAATGGGACACAGGTAGCTCTGGCTCAATAGATATCTCTAAGGTATGGCCTGACGGGGCTGATGAGATTACAGCCTTGGCAGTACACAATGGTATCTTGGCAATCTTTGGAAAACGTCAAATTATTTTGTATTCAGGGGCTGACGATCCTGCCACGATGAAACTAGCTGACACTGTTGTAGGTATTGGTTGTATTGCCAGAGACTCTGTACAGGTCACCGGAACAGACTTAATATTTCTTTCGGATTCAGGTGTCCGTAGTTTAAAACGCACAGTGCAAGAAAAGTCAGCGCCGTTAACCGATATTAGTAAAAATGTACGTACTGAGCTAACCAGTTATATAAGCACAGAAGCTCAAAATATTTTTTCTGTATATTCGCCAGATGAAGCATTTTATTTATTACATCTTCCAACAACAAATATTACATACTGTTTTGATATGCGAGCGCCTTTACAGGACGGAGCACACAGAACCACTCAATGGGACACAATAGGCCCTCAAGCTCTCTGTAGGACACGTGACGGTGATTTATTGTTAGGTAAGGACCTAGGTATTGCTAAGTACACAGGCTTCAGTGACAACGGCACAGCGTATCAGATGTCGTACTTCACCAACTACATTGACTTTGGTGCTCCATCTAATTTGAAGTTACTTAAGAATCTTAAAATAACAGTGATCGGTGGTAGTGCCACAGACGTAACACTTAACTGGGGTTACGATTACTCATATGCATATAAGAAAAGGCGCTTCACTTTATCAACTCAGGTGTTAGCTGAGTACAATATTGCCGAATACAATATCGGAGAATTCAATGCAGGGGTCTTGGTAAACCGTCCTAATGTAAACGCATCAGGTGGCGGTCAAGTGGTACAACTAGGGGTTGAGGCTGAAATTGATGGCTCACAAGTATCCATTCAGAGACTGACAGCACAGGCAACAATAGGAAGGACTATCTAATGTCAAACTATACTAAGACAACTAACTTTACAGTCAAGGACTCTTTGGCATCTGGTAACCCTGCCAAGATTATCAAAGGTTCTGAGATCGACGATGAATTTGATGCAATTGCTACTTCAGTGGCAACTAAGTCAAACACAGCATCGCCGACATTTACAGGCACTGTTACAGCTCCCACGGTGTCTGTGACAGGAACACTAACAGCAGGAACAATTGACGGTGGTACATACTAATGGCTATTGATTACGCAGGGTTGTTGGGTACTGCAGGTCAAGCGGCATCTGCACTCTTACCTTATACTCTTTCTGGGGATCAGATTGATTACTTAAAATCAACAGGTCAACAGCTAGCAGGACAAGCAGAACAGATCGGTCAGCGTTCTGCTGAAGAGGCTCGATTCACTCCATTTACTGTGACAACTGGGACAGGCTCTACACAGATTGGTGCAGGTGGTGAGTTAACACAGCAACTTGCAGAGACTCCAGCGGCTATTCAGCAAGGTCTGATGTCACAGGCTTTACAGGCTGTACCACAGACTCAAATTTCTCCAGATCAATTGTTTGCACAGCTAACTGAAATGCGTAGGCCTGAAGAAGAGCGCCGCAGGCTGGAGCTTGAGAATCGTCTCAGAGCACAGGGACGTTTA